ATCTCTTGCATGGCTGCTGGGGCAATACCTGTTCTACGTTGCAATGCAGCCTGTGTACCTGACAATAGACCACCAGAGGCAAATGCACCTACACCTGATACAGCCTTACCTAATTGTGCTGTAATTGATCCTAAATCTGACCCAAAGAATTTACCACTATTAACTGCGTCTTTTAGTTTTGCCATTGCACCTGTTATCATACCAACCTCTTCAGCACCATAGTCTGCCTGCATATTGAATTTTAATGTTTGTGGCATGTATATTGCAATTGTATTTTTTATATTTCTAGCAGAACCTTTACCTGTAGGTATACCGAATCCTATGTTAGAAGAACCTTCACCAAAAAATCTATTTGCATTGTACACGACCTTGTTAAGGTTATCTGCTCTTTTTGTTAAGTATTGATTACCTACACTTCTATTATTACCTGCACCACCTTCTTCAGCTACACGTTCTATAATATCAAATAACATGTAATGCTCTTGGTCTTCATGGTTTATAGGGTACACAAAAAAGTTATTGCTCATTGAGTGTCTTGTTGATGTGTAATCTGCATTACCAGGGTTATAATTGATAACACCTGCTTTACTTGCTATCGTTCTAAATGATGGTATATTACGACCTTGTAAAACGTTGCCTTTGTTCTTCAGGCCGTTGATAAGTGTTGTTAGTGCTTTAAATGCTTTCATATTAATATTTATTAAGGTATCATCACAGATTGATCTTTAACTGTACTATCTGGATTTGTTGTTCCTATGTTTGTTGAACCGTATTCTGTTTTATTTGTTGTATTAGATGAGCTGTTATTAATGTTGTTAATTATAGTACCAGCCTCACCATTACCTATTGTTAATTTCTCTATTTTATCTGCCTTTAATTCTTCTACCTTGTCAAGCGTCTTTTGATCGTTCTTTACAAGACCCAAATCATTATGTTGATCAGCAATTGATGGTGAGTCACTATCGCCTGCAAGAAACTTAGCAGTCTTTTTCTTATCTACTAATCCTAATGTTAAACCTGATAAGAACCCAGCAAAACCTGATGACGCTTTATCTCTAAATGTTAGTTCTTCACCTTCTTCTTTGTCAAGTAAATCACCTGCTTCTGCAACACCTTTAGCAGCGTCAAACATGCCCATAACAGCAGCAAGAGGTAAGAATACACGTCCTGCAACTCTAGCAGCACCACCTGCCACTTTACCTGCTACCTTGACACCTTTTTTAAGATTGTTTTTAACAAGTGAACCTGTTTTTGTTTTAGTCTTTAAATCTTTTTTATCTGCACCTGTGCTTGTTACTGCTGTAGTGCCTGAACCAGTACCAAGTACCTTTGGTTTTGCACCCACAGGTCCTTTAGGTGCTTTTGGTGGTAGACCTAACATACTTCTTACTGAGCCTGCAAGTGTACTACCTAGTCCTGTGATTGCACCTGTAATTGTACCACCTAATGTTGATAAGGCTGCAAGTGGTAACAAGGCATTACCTACGCCCTCAAAGAAACCTTTATCGTCTTCTTTTTTACCACCTAATAGTTCGTTTGTAAGTTTTGATTCTTCGTAAATCTTTTCTAATAAACCTGATGATGTATCAAATTGTTTATCTGATTCTCTTTCTTGTTCAGTTGCCTCTTCACTATCTGCAAGACCACTATCGGCAGTATCAGGCATAAGATCCATACCTAACGACCCAGCAGTTGCGTCTTTTGCTATATCTTCTCTACCACCTTTTGTACCTGCAGCTGTTGATGTGCTATCGCCTTGTTTTAAAGAACCTTTTGTTTCTTTTCTACGCAATTGTCTTTTAGCAGATATACCTCTTTGCTCTGCTCTTTCTTCAGACTCAATTGCTCTTTCTATTCTTTTGCCTATAATAGGAACATTTGTAAGACCTATACGTTTAGCAAGTTTAAGTGGTTTTAATTCTTTCTTAAAATCTCTAAATGATAATGATAATTTAGTTGATAACCCTAATACTTTTTTTAATTCAGCATTCGTTTTACCTACAGTTTCTTGGATATATGCAAGTTCTTCCTCTGAAATAATACCTTTCTTAAATAGACCTTCATACTCTTTGATTGTTTTTTCTGTAGTTTGTTGTTGAGTTTTTGCGTCATCAAAATCCATACCTTTCAAAGAGTCAAGTTCAACAACAGAATAGTCTATAACAAAGTTGATTATCTCTTGTCGTATTTGTGCGTCATTCAACTTTGCCTGACTCGTGTAACCAGCAGACCTCTCTAATTGAGATTGGTACTCTTGTAACGAGTCAGATATAGCAAACTTAGGATCAGATTCATCTTCTTTTTGTCTTTTTAGAATCGACTTAAAGTTCTCTGCTGAAGCCTTTTTAAAGACCTTGGATTCGACTTGTGCTGCCATTATTCTTTATTCTTTACTTTTGATGGTTTACCGTTTACGTATATTGCAAACCAACCTGCACCAGCCCCAACGACTACTGACACTAACCCTGCCTGTGCGTTGTTAGGATTCTCTAGTGCCATAAACCAATTGATTACATCTAAAAATGCCCAACCATAAGCAAGCATTAATAGTCTTGGTACTAGTCTCCAGTTAGACATCAATTCAGGTATCTCTACCTCAATAAAATGCCATAATGATTTGCATCCGTATTTAAAACCTAGCCAACCTGTAGTTAACATATTTTTTAAAAAGTTCATATTATCTCCCTCTTTGTTTTTCTCTTATCTTCTCGTTTTCTTCTCGTATATGTTGTAACAATAAGTCAACATATATTTCCCTCTCCCATGGTAACATTTCTTCAAGGTCACCTAATGAGTATTTATGGTATTGCATTAAAGCAAAGTTTGTCCTATAAAAACTCTCTAGGCTTTCATGTAAGAGGGTAACTGAAAAAAATCAGAAGCCCCTTGTAATAATAACTCATGCTCTACACCTGATTTAGGGTTCTTGTATTTTATTTTGTGACTTATGATAGGCAACGTTTCAAAAAAATCTTTTAGTTTTTTGAATTGTGGCATAGTCAAGTTGTCAACAAACTGCTCAAGTTCTTTTGCTTCAAGGTCTGAAGTTTCAAACACTTCATCACCATTGTAAATCTGAGCAATACAATCCCTCATTAAATTAACTGTAAGGTCAATAATAGTCTTCTTATTCGACACTTCAATTATAGTAGGCACTTTCATTATCACACCGTAATCTTTTGAAAAAGGTATATGTGTGTCCACCTTTTTACTAAAGTCTGGTTTTACACTCTCAATATTAAAATCATAATCTACAACCTGTGTTTCATCATCTGGACATTTTAGTTTAAGTTGTACAGTTTCACCTATTGACTTTGATCTTATGTTTAACCATAACCATTCAAAATCATAAACTGGTAACTTTGTAACGTCAATACCATCTGTCAATACACAAGTTTGAACAGTTTTAATTAGTGTATTAACCATCTCCTGTTCTACATTGTTCTCTACAGACATCAATAAAATCTTTTCTTCTTTTACTAAAAATGGTCTGTACTTTACCTTCACACCGTTTGACAATATCAAGTCATGTTCAGGCGTCTTCATAAAATTAAGCATTATTTACTCCTTTAATATAATATATCACGTATGATTTTAGGGTCTGGCAGACCTTTCGGGAACACACGCCCTCCCGTTACTCGCCCAATAGGCAAATTTCTTCTTAACTTTTCATAGACTTGTCTACCTGCTCTACCTATCTCGTTACCTATACCAAATGGTAAGTTATCTAAAAAGTTAGTTTGTAGTGCTGTAGTATTTGATCTATATTCTTCTCTATTTTTTTTGTTTCTTCTATTCTCTACATCCATACCTTGTCTTAAATAGTTCCATGCTGATGTAGCATAATTTCTATATGTAAATGTTACACTTGTTTTTACTAATTGATTTTGAGCGTCATATGACAATGGTGTTGAAGCAATAGTTTTAGGCCATACTTCGTACATCTGTACCTGATATGACGTAAAACCAGATGAGTCACCTAAACTCTTACGTATTCTTTCCCTATCTTTTACTGCGTCACCTGATGGCTCAAAGTTAGCAAGAGCTGCTGTAAATGATTTATGTAATGGTGTAATCGTAATCATACATGGTGTAGCGTAGTCATCATAGTAACCCACGTTGTGAGTAATAGGATCTACGATAGAGTTTTGCCATGCCTCAAAATATAATCGTTCATCATAGTTAACACTTGTATAAAATTCTAATGTAACCTCTTCAAAACTAACATTCTTTGCTATCGCTCTTTTAGGACCATAGTATGTTTCATTCACATCATCTGTAATTGTTTTACCTGGCAATGATACGTTAGAACAGAATAGATCCATTCTTAATTGTAAATTCTCTTTTATTGCACCTGCTAATCTAGCACTCTTTGCCATTCTAGCAGCAGCCTTCTTACCACCTGTAGGGTCAGCATAAACGTAATCACGTGGTAATGTTTTACTTTGTGGTCCATCAATCGTACATAGAAACTGCGTAGGTCTAGCCAACCCACCAGCACCTGTTAGACCTGATCTAAATTGATTGAATACAGAATTGTAATTAGATGATACGTTGTTATATGAGAATCTTTTATTTGTTTCTGTTGTACTGAATTGTGGTTTACTAGGTGGTATACCTAATCGTATATCCATGTCACCTATTCTTTTGCCTATACTAATTAATGACATTAAATAAATCTCCTACTATCTGCATAGACTTGTCCTACAGACGCCTTTTTAAATCTTTGTACAGGTAGATAAATCGCTGTTGCAGCCTCATCAGCATTTATTCTTAAAAAACCTGTCTGTACATATGAGTACAAATATTTCTTTATTGTTGGTTTTACTATTTTCACATTCTTTACATCATCATAGTTGACTTCAAATCTTGTATTCTTATCAAATCTTGTATCAGACGCTCTTGCCTGCATACGTTCTAATAGTTTAAATCTCAATAGAGGTGGCAAATAGTGAAAGTTCATACCCATAAACCCACCTGATATTGGTTCTAATGGCAACACTAATGGGAACACGTCATAATAAGGTAGAGTTTTTCTTAATTTAGGATTGTACCCAAACAAGTTCAATCTACCTACGCTAGGACGACCATTTAGTTTGTTTTGTCTAAACAATTGTTTAGCAGTTGTGCCACTCGCTATTTTATTTACTTGCGTTCTATACCAAGTAGCAGATTTTTGAGCGTCTCCTGCTCTTTGTTTGATTGTGTCAAATACACTTGCCATACTACTATTTATGTTGATAATAAATAGATTCTATGAAGAAGTTGAAGAATCCAGATAAACGCCCTTATTCAGGTATATACAAACCACTCAACCCACAGAAATATAAAGGCAATGTAAACAACATTATTTATAGGTCTAGTTGGGAGAAACGTTTTATGATTTATTGTGATAAAACTAGGGCTGTAATGGAATGGGGTAGTGAAGAAATAGCAATTTACTATCGTTCAGTTGACAATAGGCCACATAGATACTATCCTGATTTTTATATGAAAGTTAGACAATCAGACGGCACATTCAAAAAGTTTGTTGTAGAGATTAAACCTAAAGCACAAACACGCAAACCTAAAAAACCTTTACGTGAAACCCGTACTTATAAAAATGCGTTGATTACTTATGAGAGAAATAGAAGAAAGTGGTCAACGGCGTATGCTTGGTGTATAAAACGAAATATGAAATTTCTGATACTAACCGAAGACCACTTAAAGACTTTTTAATAGTTTTGTGCCTGTTTTCTTACATTAATCTGACCATCTTCTAATGTAAAATTTGTAATATCATTTGTGCCAGATTTTCTCAAGGATTTATTATGACCTTTTTGAAATTTACTTTTATCTAAAAGTTCATCTTTAGAAATTGGTCTATCAAACATATCACTTATACCACCTGTTTTATTAGTTTGGTCATAAACTGCAAGATAGTCAATAAATTCTCTATCTGTACAAACTGATATTATTTTTTTATCATAAAGTTCTTTTAACATTTTTGGTAATCTTTTTAAAATATTATTTTTTCTTTTAATTAAAAAGTCGCCTTTATTTTTAGAACCATAATAATGGTAACAATCATAGTTTTTCTTATTATTACCAAGTTCATCAGTTATAAGTTTACCTTTACTATCAGTTAGGTAAATATCTTTAGAATATTCATCTACCTCACTTGTTGCCAGTTTTTTAATAAATTCAACTGGATTTTCAACTCTAATAAAAGTTTTATCTTTATAGGTAGTAAATGTTTCTTTCAACATTTTCTGACCCTCAACTGAATTTTTATTAAGTATCAACATTGTTGTTATAACTAAATTTGTTAAGTTTGCAAATTTAGGTAATTTAACATTTGTTTCTTGTATATCAGATACCTGTTTTAATATTAATTTTAACATTTTATATTCTGACTTATCAAGTTCTACCTTCTTTGCATACAAGGAAGGTTTATCAAACCAACTTAACATTTCTGTTGAGCTTGGAAAGTTTAACTTACTGGATGAATTATTAAGGTTTCTTAATAAATGTATAGTTTCTAATATAAATGAAACATAACCTGCCCTATTGTACTCATACTTTTCACTTGTACCTGTCACAACATTTTTAAATAGATTTTTCCAGTTCAATGTTTGAATAATATCTTTTTTAATATCAAACTTTAATCCTGCAAACCATTTTGTCCACATCATTTCAGAATCAGCCCATTGTAAACCTTGGTTGATACCTACAACTAATGTAGCATAATCTTGCAACGTGCCTTTTGTGTATTTTAAAACAGTTATTTCTTGTGAAAGAAAAGCAGTTCTTTCATTTTCTGTTAAATCTTCAAAGAAAAAATCACTTTTTGTATATTCTTCTCCTGTTTCTTCGTTAACAAAAGTGATATCCATTGTCCACTTAAATTCACTATTAAAGAAAGGTAAGTGTGCTAAATAACCTCTACTTTGTCCATCAATAATAAAATATTCAGAGTCTTCATAATAGTTTATAATGTCAATACACTCTTGTAAAAAATTCTTTTCATCATCATCTAAACACAACGTATGAGCATGTTCAAAAGAATCTAAAAGTGATTTCTTTGATACTATATGAAAAGTTTGTGCTTTTGAAGCACCAGTAAATACAAAGTTAGACTCAAAATAATCTTTTATAACTTTATTATTCCATCTATGTTTCATCAATGCCCTTTGTATTAATTCTGGACATGATACAATTGTTTTGTGTGAAAGATTGGTATATAACCATTGAAATGTAGCATTTGGTACTTGTTCTACTTCAAGTGTTTTTTTTATTGTTATCATTACGATACTCCTTATAGTTTAAAGGTCTTATGACCATTGTTACTTTAAGTATATCAGAAAATACGGCTTTTGTCAAGCGTTATTTTGGTGTGTAAAATGAGAACAAAACGTGAACATTTAGTAGGGTGCCCGAAGGCACCCCATATTGAGAAAGTGAGAGAGATAGATTATGAATCGTCTTCAGCTAGTTTACTAAAATACGACAGGTCATCGCTGTCGTTAGACGATTCAACTTTCTCTACCGAATTGTTAGAAGACGTTGGTATGTCATTGCTGACAGGTGGGAGGTCAATATCTTCAACTGACTCGGTACTTCTTTGTCCAGTAAGTGTCTTATTCAGTTTCTCTTTGAGTTCATCATAAGATTTAAAATTACTAGGGTCAATGAAGGGCTTTAGAGCATGTTGAGATTTCCATATTTTGTCAATCTCCTCATCAGTAGGTTTTACTCTACTTGGTTGCTCAAATTCAGATTTGTCATAATTCCAATAACCATCAACTTTTCTGATTTTTAGTTTAAAGTTTGCACCTTCCCAAAAATCAAATGGGTTAACAGCCTTTTCATCTTCAAACGCTGGGTTCATTGCTTCTGTAATCTTATCAAATATCTTTTTACCAAATTTGAATAAGAAAACTTTACCTTCGTTTTCAGGATGTTTTGGATCAGATACTACTAGAATATTTGAATAGTAAGATAACTTTCTTTTTCTTTTTCTAGCAATTTCTTTATCGGCTTCTATGCCAGTATTCCATAGTCTAGTGTTTTCTTCACTAACAGGATCTTTTTTGTTTAAAGTTGTTAATGAGTTTTCAATATACCATTGACCACCTGGTCCTTGAAACGCATGGTTCCAGACTCTCTGCCAAGGCATATCTTCGCCTTCTACAGCAGGTAAGAATCTCAATACTGCGTAACCATTGCCAGACTTATCTAGTTCAGGTTTCCATAACCTGTCGTCTTGGTACTTGTTTTTCTTTTCGGGTTGTTCTATTGTGTTTTCTAACTTCTTCGTTAGTACGTCAAAATTTGACTTTGACTTTTTTAGGGCTTCTAATGCACTTGACATTGTATTTTCTCCTTGTATATATTGTTGTACGTATTTGTATTAATGTAAGTATTACTATTATTTATACTGGCAACATACTCAACCATTATAATATTGTATCACCATTTACTGATATTGTCAAGCAGCTGTGCTTGAGTAATATATGTTAAATTCTTCTCGTTTCCTAGTAGTTTTTGATTAGTTGTATTGTCATCATCTGCCTTGTTTACCTTAAAAAATGACACTTTAGGGTTGTCTTTCAATACTTGTAACCACTCTGCTTCCCATACGCCTGTAGGACTAGGTTCATAATGTGCTGATGAGTAGTTTTTAGTGCCTTTGTAAATGTTATTGAACATTTTTGTATCCGATCTCAAATCCATACCTATCATATACACTTCGTCTATTGTATCATACTTGCAAGCAATATAACCTGCTGTTGCACCAGCATGATATCCTGGGTCTTCCCATTCTTGTGTCTTATCGCCGTCTGTGATCCAAGACACATAAATGTGGGTATTGTCAATATCTTTCTTATACTTCGTACCGTCTTCTTTTCTTATTGTTGCGTTGCCTTTGATTGTATGGGCATTCATAACATAGTAATTAGTTGGGCCTTTATTAGTTATAAAACTATCTGCCTTGTCTTTGTCTTGTGTATGTAACATGCCTAACACCATTGTGTCATACATGAAGTTGGGACATTTAGTCCACTCTCTAAAGTAACAAGGTATCTTATGAGCAACACCCTTGTGATATATTTCGTGTGTCATTGTGCTGTCAACAGCAATCAATACATCTGGTAGAGGATTATCTCTATAGTAAGCATTACAGGCATATATCTTACCATGCTTTTTTAATGTTGTCAAGTCAAAGTCCTTACGTGACTCGCCATTACCTATAATAAATGCTCTTTTTTTCATAATCTTACCTTGTCTAGGCCATTCTTCATCAAAATATTTCTTAGCCATAATAATAATTCAATAAACCCATAGAATATATTGTAAGTGATATAGCATTCAATACAATTAAGGACCTGTCATGCCATAACAAACCTACAGTTAACCAACCTATGAAACCTATGTTAGCAATAAACATGTTTAAAGGAAACAACTCTACTGCTGTAAACATCATAGCAATAATTAATATAATACTACTTGCCCACTTGATGTACCATGACAAGTCACCTTTAGGTGTTACCTTTTTATAAACTCTGCTTGAGTTTAGTTTGGCAATCTTATCATCTAGTTTTTCTCTTATAGGTTCAATTG